AAGAGAAACGTCGGTCCCATTGACAGAATATGCGCCTGATGCAGCAGCAAGAGTCTTCCCTGTATAAAGGGAAGCATCCGTACCTGTAATAGCGTAGGACCCTGCCGTAGCATCTATCAGCCTATCATAAAGAAGGGCTGTACCATGCTGCATTCCGCTGCCGAAGCCGGGGCCAAAAGCATCGCTTGGCCCATCTACTGCATAACTTCCGCTGCTTGCAGCGACTACCCTCGCCGTTATGGAAAGGCCTGCCGCTGTCCCTGTTACCGTATAGGAACCACCAGAAGCAACAAGCGTTCTGGTCTGCTCAAGTGTGGCTACTGTTCCTGTGATTGCATAGGAACCACCAGAAGCAACAAGTGTTTTCCCTGTCGATCCAGACCAGTCAAGTACGGCATCTGTACCGGTAACTGTATAGCTTCCGCTCGTTGCATCGATCAGGAAGTCATGTAAAAGCGAAGCAGCGGTTCCGCTAATTGCGTAGCTGCCGTTTGCCGCAGAGACTTCATAACCATGCAGGAGAGAGGCGGCGGTGCCAGTGATCGTATATGATCCGGCAGTTGCCGTTACGGTTCTTGACTGCTCAAGGAGAGCATCGACACCGGATATGGTATAGCTTCCGCTGGTTGCGGAGACTACAAACCCATGCTCCAATGTAGCATCGGTTCCACTGATTGTATAGGCACCACCAAGAGCATCGATGGTCTTGTTTCCACCGGCCCTTGTGAGCGTCGCATCAGTACCTGTTACGGTATATGAACTGGTAGTGGCATCGATCAGGAAGCCATGAAGAAGCGAAGCGGCTGTACCGTTTATCGCGTAGGAGCCAGCCGTGGTGGCGTCTATTACATAACCGATTTGAAGGGTAGCATCGGTTCCAGTGATCGCATATGCGCCAGATGTAGCGTCTATTACATGGTTGTGAAGTAATGAAGCAGCAGTTCCTGCAACCGAATAGGAACCTGTCGTAGCATCTACAGAGTACCCATAAAGGAACGTGGCATCTGTTCCGGTAACAGAATAACTACCGGCTGTCGTTGCATCCAGCGTGCGTCCAGCCTGAAGGTAGACGTTATCGCCTGTATCGCCAGAAAGAAGAAGCCTGTCGGTCCCGCTTTGGGCGTCGCCCGAGAGGAGTAGGTATCCAGTTGTTCCCGAAAGGTTGAGAAGGTCCGTTCCACCAAACGTGTAATTGGTTGGCGATATGTTGTATTGCCCGCTTGTTCCAGTTCCAAAAGGAAGGCGGTACGTCTTGGTCAAAGTGGCCGCTGTGCCGCTTACAGAATACGATCCAGCATTGGCAGTGATGACAGAACCAACGGTCAAAGTGGCCGCTGTTCCAGTCATGGCGTAGGAACCAGCGGTCGTAGCGTCTATCGTTCTTGCTTGTTCAAGATTGGCTGCGGTTCCGGTGATTGCATAGGAACCGGCTGTGGTGGCGTCGAGGGTGTATCCAGTAGAAAGACTGTATTCGTTGTAGTAATAAGTGCTGCTGCTTGAGTAAAGGTATGCTATTACATCAGAAGAACCTCTAGTGTAGGAATTAGCACTATAAATATTTGTTACTGAATGTCCAAGAGTTGCTGGAGTTCCCCAAGTATCATCACCGGCACCAGTGCTGTTTATATAGGCTGTGCCGCCAGAGTGATAATTGACACAGTATTGCGTTGTACCGTTAACAGCACTGCCATGACCGGACGTTCCTGAATCACTCGTACTGACGCCCGTGTATATTGTCGGGGTTCCGGGGGAGTCCGCATCGTTAAACCCGGCTGTAGCATAATTTGAACCACTATCGGGGTAGAAAAACCGTATCTTTCTTGTTGAACCGTCGAGGAACGAAACACCAGTATATCCTGTGACACCTGAACCATATGACGACAGTATTGATGTATCTATTGTGGTTCCTTGGTGACCAAAGCTATTATCTGAAAGAAGCGTTGAATACCAAAGGGTGGCAGTGCTGGACCCTCGATAACTAATGTGAACCCTGTCATTCGTGTCGTCTGCGTGAACAGCAAAGCTGTGCTGCTCACTTATCGTGTTCTTGCCAGCATTGCTGATCGAAGTGTCGATTGATCCCCAAGTGCCACCTGAACTCCTGATGGCAAGGCAGACGCGGGCATAATTGGTGCCCATGTTGGATTCTGGCGGGCCGTCATAGGTAACGACAACCGATCCGTCGGAGCGGACGGCAATGGAGCAATAAGTAACTCCTGTGCCGGTAGTGGCGTTGCCAACGCTTTCGTTGGTGGTTCCCCACGTATTGGTTGATGTGTTGAATGTATGATATTCAACGGTCCTTGTAGAACCATCAATCTGCGTAACTATATGTATTGTTGTTCCGCGTACAACAGCGTGAATACCTCCAACACCACTAACACTTGGCCTGTTGGAACTATCCTGCTCCGTCCATCCAGACGATGGGTCGTCGCTATTGGCTTTAAGAACTACTAAATTTACGCCGCTTGCCTGTGCCACGATATAAAAAGATGATCCAACCTTAAAAGGACCGCCACAGGGTTCGGCAAAAATATATGAACCAACGCTAATGGGCAGGGCCATTACAGAAGCCCTCCGTAAGCCGTCATACCGCCATACGTCACTGACGGTATGATCTTGTGGGTGGTGAACCCGTTAGCATCGAGAAACGTGCGCCAGTCAGCGTAGGACTTCCAGTTCAGATCGGGCTGCTGGAATGCTTCTTCCTGCAAGGGAGACAGGATGTGAATAACCTGTGTCTGTGCATTCCCTTTCTGTGCCACGAATCGATCAATGGATTCGCATATCTTGAGTGCCGTTGCGTCATCGACGGAGTTCAATGTCTCCTCTGTGATTACATATGCCGGTGTATTTGAGAGAGTGTTGGCAACAGCGCGGATTGACTTGTTCGAGGACATATCCTCGCCAATTAGCCTGCCCCATCCCCTGTTGGCCGGGGCAGCACGACCGCCTTCCATGAAGTAGTCGAGCCAGTTCATGCCAGCTACGCCACGCGATCTGGTAAGGCCCGTGTCATGAATCACATCGGTATCTGGATTGATGCCGACTTCTGCAAGGCATTCGCGGATTTCAGCTTCCTCGCTGGTATCCTTGTTGCCAAGAATGTAACTGGATGTGTCTATGCCGGTAACATCGATACCGAGGTCTGCAAGTCCGCGACCGGTCCAATTGAAACCACAGCCGACAACGACAGCCGACTGACCAGACTGCATTCCTGCGCAATTGAAAAGGAGGGGGGAGAAGTGGGAGCGTTGATACCGGCCTACTGGCCAGTGATGATAATGAAGGCGAATGCCGGGACGATCAGCGGGATGACCGAACTCTCTTTCGGCATTGAAACTGTAGAAGCGTTTGAAATCTGCTTTGTCCCAGACCGGCATCAGGCTTCCTCCCCGATATGGAAAACATCGCAGACCATGGCTTCCCCTATGTCATGATTAACGAGAAGGATTTCCTCATCCCACAAGCCGTTGCCGATAACATACGCTTCCGATGGTATCTTGCCACTTGGGAAGGGGAGATGTTTCTGGACCCACATGCGAAACAGCGGGCCTACCCAAAGCCTGATGATCTTGTGTTCAAGCTGTGCCTTCTTGATCTGGAAGATAAGACGGCCACACATCTTGTACGAGCCGAAAGGCGTTGAATGTGGTGCAGGAGATGGGAGGGGATTTGCTCTAGCGGGATTCCCAGAAAGGCCGAGGATCGTCACCACCAATGCAGAACTGGCGATGCTTGCGACCGCATGTGCAATGGAAGATATAGATGTCAGGGGCCGTTTCCTTTGGGCTAGAATAGCGGGCTTCTATCTGGTGATTCTCCGGGTGACGGCAGCAGGAGGCAATCTTCTGGTTATGCTCCAGTGCCTCCGTCATACGTGCCGGGAGAAGATGATGTACCCGCGCCACAGGAACCTTTGGGCACGCCTGTACATGGGTGCCTTCAAGTTTCTGCGGTTGTGGCTTCATGACGCCAAGGTCAGCCATGACCTTGGCTACAGATGAAGTAGACATACAGACCTCATGCCATGGTGAAGATGCTGGCACCGAAGTTGACGGTGAACGTCTCGCCGTTGCCGAGCGTAAACGAAGAACCGTAATCCCAATACGCAATCAGGATGTCTGCGGTCGGGGTGGTTGGCGTGTCGTCATAGAGCGATACATACTGACCGGAAGTCCAGTCGGCAGCGGTAGCCGTCCATACAACGTCAGTTCCGCCAATGGTTTCCGTGCCAGCCGAATATGTGCCGGTGTTGAGGGTGTCTTCACCGCCAGCCGTGTAGCCGGTTCCGGTCACCTGTGTCAGGTTGGCAAGGGTTTCGTCCGTTGCCACGACCGGGGCATCGGAATGGAACACGACTTTCAGCGTGTCTGTGCCGCCATGAAGATCAATCTCCTTGTTGGCAAAATGCTGAATGAACAGGTTGTATTTGGTGTAAGTTGCCATTTTCGTCTCCTAAATTAGGCAAGCCTTATAAGGGCGTCGTTCGCCGTCGCAGCCGGGAAGGTTACAACGAACGGGCTTGCCGAGGATGTGCGGTCGGAACCGAAATCCAAGACAATGACGGCCTTGTTCGATTTGGATGAATTGTAGATGAGCGCACCGCGAGCGGTGATTGTCGATGAAGCCCATGTCACATCAGAGAAATCGACGTAGGCCACTCCACTTGCGAAGGCTATCGCCGCCCCGGTGAGCGTTGCCCCACCCGCTGTATAGCCTGTTCCCGATACCTCGTTCGACGTTGTATAGACAGTTGTCGAATTTCCGAGTGAAGCATCGGAAGTGTACAGGGCGATCTTGAAAGTATCGCTCGTGAAGTCATGGGTGCCGGACAGGAGTTCTTCCTTGAAGCTGTCTGTCAGGCCCTGAACAATCATACCGGTATCCTCGCATCAGGCGTCCTGTACGTATCCTTCGGCACACGGCCTTCGCAGATAAGCTTGAGGTCCGTCACGGCCTTTTGGAACAGGGACGTATATTGCTTGAACACATCCTGATCGCCCTTCAGGAATGCATATCCATGTATGAGCGATCCGTAGAGAAGAGCGTTTTCCGCGTTTTCCGAGAGCCAAGTCGTACCACTCGACGCTCCGTCAGCAAGGGAGGCTGGTTTGTAATAATAGTGAAGTTCCACTTCATATGTATCGTCAGGAGTTGGTCCAACAATGAAGTTCGCGTCATCCCATTGTGCAAAGTATCTTGGCCTTCCGGTTGATGTTGACGGAAATGCTTCGCGGATAAAGTTCACATCCTTGTTCTCAAGGAAGTACATATCCGTGTCGGTAATGGCGAAGGAGTAGCTGGACAGGAAATCCGTTGGCAGTCCTACGTACCTGATGCCGACAGCACAGTTAGTGGTCGAGTTCTTGCGAAGGTCAGGTATCTGGACCTGCCTGTATATATCTTCTTCGGCACCTTTGATGAACTGCGCGATGTTGGAATTGAAAGTCGTTTCATCGACCTCCAAGAAATCCTTCAACATCTGCTGGAGTTCAGCGTAAGTCATGTCGTTACTGTCACCCTTCCAGAGGAAGTATCGATTACGCCGGAGCCTGAAGCACCGACAGGGTTCCATCCAAACAGCCGCCTGCTGTCAACCAGTTCCGGGCTATCGGAACGGGAGTTCTTTACAGACTGCTTGTCATTCGTCTTGATCCCCCGCGTATCCAGTTGGGGATGAGACACATCCCAACACTTGCGACAGACGAGGCGTCCGGTCGGCTTGCCAATATAATACTCCTCGCGGAGCGTATTGAGCCGATACCGTTGCCCGCACCGGTCACAGATACCGGGGACACGATTTGAAAAATTCATCTTAAATCAGGAACGAGCCAGAGAGAGGCCTTTTCCCTGTCCTCCTGTGATGCAAGATTGAACTGGCGTTCGTACTCCATCTGAAGCATCTGTATGCGGTCGCTTGCCTGCGGTGTCTTCATGGACAGGTAATAGGCAAGACCGCTTGTGAGTGCCGGATAGAAACGGGGAGGGATGTCCATCGTGTTCGTGTAGTTTCCGCCGTCTTCAATCCTGCGCACCTTGTAATAGACAAGTGTTCCTGCTTCTGTTGGTACAGGCCAGATATGCACCACCGGACCTGTCAAAAGCCTGTTCACCCAGAACTGGCTTGGGTCACCTGTCTGGTTCTTGTTGGCGATAGAAGACCATTGCGACACGGAGATGCGCGTCATCTGCCTGTCGTTTTGAGATGAACCACTACCAGTTCGCCATGTGGCATCCAGTACATCAATCGTGTCCGTTTCCAGCGAAACACTCGTGTCACCGGCAGCAACAGAAGCGGTCGTCTCTTCGATTGCCCACATGTTGATGCCACGGTTTGCCCACTCCTTCGTCAAAAGATCAAGGGATCGTCTGGCCGTTTTCAAGTGGTATCCAGACCGGACTTCCACACCGACCATTTCGTAAGCTTCTTCAATAATATCAAGCAGATCGAGGCTAAACGAAGTAGTCCCAGAAGTAGTCATCAACCTTTAACTTTCTTCAGACGAGGATTCTTTTTCTTGGCCGCTGTACTTGCCTTGCGTGTCTTGGAAGCAAGGATCGCATCAGCAGCTTTCTTCGAATATCCCTCACTCTGGATTTTCTTGGACACGGCCTTGAAGCCGGGATGCTTGCGTTTCACTTCAACTTCTCCTGTAAAACCGCCTCACGTAATCGTATCCGTAGATTTCAGAGAAATCGATATACGGAATCTCGTCTGGTATCGGTGCAGAACTTCCATTCACCTTCGGCCAGTCTGTCTTCAGTTCTTTCCCGACAAGCTGCCCCATCTTCGCCAGCCATTCTTCTCTTCTTTCCACATCAACCGGAAGAAAGTGGATCGTGTAAGTCATTGAAAAATGGTTCATTCTTTCCCAACAGTTCAGGAAAGCAGCGCCTCTCTTGATGTGTTCGTTCGGCGTTGTGTTGAAGCGCCTTACCCATGACTTCCAGACGTCTTCAGGCTTCCGAAGCGGAGCGACAATCAAGTCGGCCTTCTTCAGATGTTCCTCTATATTGGCGTCGAAGACGTGGATGAATTTATCAAGGGAGAGAAGATGTTGCAGGAAATGCGATCCTGTATGCGGGATTGAAGTGAGGAATATGTTCACTTCTTCTTTTTCTTCTTCTTGCGGGCTTTACCTGCGACAGAATACGCAATGGCAATAGCCTGCTTCTGCGGCTTACCTGCCTTCATCTCCGTCCGAATGTTCTCGCTTATCACTTTCCGTGACCGACCCTTCTTCAGAGGCATCGTTTTTCTCCAAAGGATTTGACCAACCGGGGGGAGCCATCAGAACCGCCCATCCATTCCGATGGTCAACATCGTGGTGGTTCTCGTCGTAAACCCGTATCCATCCCTTATCAGCCCATTCCTTCTGGTGCTTCCTTGGGACGTAAACGAGTTCGGTCATCAGAATCCCCTGTTCGGTACGTACAAGCAGTATATGTGTGTGCCGTCTTTACCACCGGCAGTGCATAAATGGTAGAACTCATCCTTCGACATGTGGATGCGGTTGTCCCCGTAACCGATTATTTCCGGCTTGTCTCCGTTCTGGACAAGGTAACCATCGGGGGTAACCTTGACACGGTTCGTGACAATCTGCCGACAATCAACTCCAGAGCAGCACTTGAAATCGTATTTCCAGCCAGTGGGCGCATCATGAGAATACGCTATCGTTGACAAGATTAAAACCCATGTGACGCAAGCAGGTATCAGTTTCCAGTTACCCATTTCTCTTCCAATTCTTTAACCCTTGCCGATAGTTCCTTTATAGCGCCAACAAGATGAGCAACAAGCTTCGATGGATCGATACCTTGCATCGTATCCCCATCCTTTTCCCCGGATACCGCGAACGGAATATGTTCCTGAACTTCATGAGCCAAGAAACCTATGTATGGCGTACCGTCAGATTTCCATGTGAAAGATACAGGATTAAGCTGCTCAACGACATTAAGAGCGCCATGATATGGGGTAATATTATCTTTCAGTCTGTAATCTGAAGATGTGTTGTATGCTGTTGCCGATCCACTGGTGTGAATCGATCCGACTTCACCATTGCCGTTGACAAAGGATGCTATCGCAGTGTCGGCTGTTCCAGCCGTGGTGATCCTCCAGCTTGTATCTGCGTAGAAAGAACCTGACGTGCCACTGTTGGGGTAGAAAATTGTTTGCGTCCCATTCGTCTTTATTGTCCCTACAGTGCCATTGGTATTATAGAATACTGCTTGGGTCGATTCTGACGCGCTGGCTAGGTTACCAACCTTGAAGGAGTCCTGTCCATAGTATCCATCGGTAGAATTTGCCTGTGTATAAAATACAGATTTGCTGCCGCTAGTGTTTATATGGCCAACCTTTGTTCCGCTATTATTCATCAACTGGAACGTTTCGTGATCCGCCGTTCCTGTATGACTAACAACGAGACCGTCCTCTGAAAGTACGGTTCCATATGATCCAACAGTGTATCGTATGGGTCCAGTTACATATTGCGTTTGCGTATCAAGACGGAATTTCTCGACCCTGTTATTTGCTCCGTCTGTAGAGCAGAAACAGATAATACCATTCAGTGGCACTGCTATTCCTACGCCGGGAGCCATATTGCCGAAGAAACCACCTCTGTAATCCCACCCGACAGTGGAACACGCAAGCATAATGCTCCCGTCATCAAGAGACGTGTTGGCTGTCGCCCCCGATTCCACGTAACATCCGATCAATATAAGCCCTTGATAATCAGCGCCGGGATCATAGAAGGCTCCAGATGTATTTCCTGAACTTTGGCATCCAATAAATATGTTGGTGTAATAAGCCTCGTTCTTGACACCCCACCCACCGTTATTCAGAAACTGGCAGTTTATGGCAGTGCCAACCTGTGCGTCCGGTCCATGAACATAAAAGCCATCACCCAAACAGTCGCGCACAAAGACATTTGTCATCCACCAGTTGTCTGCAATGCCGTTGGTGGTGTCTCCGTAAAATTCTATTCCAATTCCTGAAAAACTTCTAACACTTACATATTCAAGATGAATCGTTGTCGTCGCGTATATACCTCTTCCAGAAACACCCGCAGCGTTGCAGTACAGCGCGACATTTCTGATTATTGTGTGCGTTCCTTCTTGCGGCGTACTCGGACTATCATTCCCATTATAAACTCTTATGCCATCAGTATTTGACGGAAAGATAAGTTCTGCGGCAGAACCTAAATGGTGGTCTGTTCCATTGTTACCTTCAATTAAAACGTCCTTGTCTATTCCCCATGTTCCATTGAGAAAATATCTTCCAAATGGAATGATAATCCTGTTTCCTTGGGAAGTGGAAGAACCGGCACATGCGACTGCATTCTGGAAAGCGGTCAAATCATCGGTCACACCGTCCCCGACTGCGCCGTACCTCTTTACATTGCAAACAGGATAACGGTAATCGGTTGGCGTGACACCAGCCGCCGTTTCTTCTGCCGTCAGTTCATAAAACGCGATTGATACAACGAAGTCGCGCAAATCCTGCGGGGAAATATCCCCCGTTGTATTGTCAGCAAACAGAGAAAGGATCGATGATCTTGTTCGTGGAGTATCAACCATTAAATTCCACCACCGTCAGATATTGACCATGAGTAAGTTGTTGCGAGGTCTGATCGTGCTGTAGCAGCCGCACCACCAAGAGTGTAGACAGAAGTTCCAAAGTTCGCCGTTACAGTTGATTTGACGGCTTGTGCATCCCAAGCGATCAACGTGGCATCATAGTTAGCCGTTGATAAAGCCGCACCATTAAGAAAATTCGTCAAATCTGTAATCTTGGTCACATTGAATCCCGATGGATTTATGTCTGTTGCCCCGCAGTTCTGGAACATCAGGCGCATATCTGTCACGTTTGATGTATTGAACCCCGTTACATCCAGAGAAGAAAGTCCAGTAGTTCCACTAAACATGGCATACATATCTGTGACGTTGGCTGTTACAAACCCCGAAACGTCAAGAGTGGAGAGAGCCGAGCAGCCATCAAACATACTGGTCATTGTCTGGGCAGACGAAGTATTTAGAACAGTTGCGTCAAAGGAAGCCAACGATGTACACCCAAGGAGTAAATATGCGAATGCCGCAATATTTGATGTATCCCACCCTGTTATGTTAAGACTTGTCATAGACGAACAATCAGTCAATAAATACTGGAGACTTGTATTATTAGGAAATTTCCAGCGGGAAAGATCAAGACTGACGATTGAACTGCAACCACGAAAAAAGTTTCCAAGATTTACCGCTGCGCGGGTATTGAGTGTGCTTACATCTATTGTTGATATGCTCGAACAATTGTTCAAGCATCCATACCATTCCGTTACAGCAGATGTGTCACAATATCCAGCAGTGAACTCCGTCATGTTGGAGCATCCTTGAAATGCATAATCCATCCTGCCCCATCCAACCACTCCAAGATTGGTAACCTTCAACACCTTTAGCCTGTCTCCAGCACCATTGAAGAAGATGTTGGCAAATTGACCACTTATGGAAACGTTGTAAGTTCCAGCAGACGCATAAGTATGGGCAAGATTTGCGTCATCGTATGCGGTTACAGATGACGAGTTCGTGTCTCCCCAATCAATCGTGCAATTGAACGTTCCAGAATTTTGGCACGGAATAGTGAAAGTTTCACTTGCTGTTGTCGTCTGGACTTGGAAGTCGAAGGTCGTGCTTCCAGCGCCAGCGCCAAATAGACCACCAGCGTTTACAATACCGCCAACCATCAGGCCACCAAACCTAATGTACCATTACCTGCTACCCACGTATCGGTGCCAATCTTCAAGAGGGATACACCGCCATATTGAGTATTCATCGTTCCAGAGCCAGCGGATATGCCATTGAGGGTGACGCCAGTGTCTGCCGTGATCGTAGTTGCTCCTGCGCCCAACTGATACACAAGGATGATTGTGCCAGTGGGGAAAGCGACGGATGCATTGGTCGGGATAGTGAGGGTGTTGGCGGAAGCATTGGACATGGTGACAACGTTTCCGCCGTCAGCCAGTGCAAGCGTATAAGTTGTTCCTGTCTGGGCGTTGACAGTCAGCTTGAATGCATTCTGGATCGTGATCTTTCTGGAGTTTGCCGCTCCATCGAGAAGATACAGAAGATCGTCATATGTAACCGCCGTTACAGCAGTCAGGCCTTCCAGTGCTGTATCAGCCATGTGTCATCCTTACGGGACGTTGGGGTATTCTTTAACCATGGTCAAGACAATAGTGTATGAATCGTTCGCCACGGCACCGACAGTCGAGAAGGCAATGTCGCCTGTCTTGCCAGCACCAGCGGTGTTGTGAAGACCGCCATATTCGCACAGGTCAAATTCGCCATGGCCGTTGACAACCAAGGCGTTGACGTTTGCGGTAGCGTCCCATTCGATCTTGACCGGCATCGTGGTGTTGAACTCTACCTCATCGATACGAACACCAGTGCAGGTCTGCCCCTTGTAGGTTGCCAAAGTTGAAACATCGACCTTGACAACACTCGATTCGCCAGTGGCATCGGAAATGTTCGTGAAGACCATGACAACCTTGCGGGCACCGTCCACCAATGTTTGCGATGTTACGGTATCAGCCATATTTCTTCTCCTTGGAAGGTGCCGAGAAAGTATCCATCAACTTTCCGCGCCATTCTTTGTCGCCTACGTGACCGAGTTCAATGTCGGGGTCACACCAGATTTTATAACCAAGATCACGAATATCAGAGAAGAATGCCATATCTTCTGTACGGCGCTTTCCTTCCCACATATCGATCCTGAAGACGGAAGCCAGAGACCTTCCATCGTTGACATCCTGAATTGTCGGCTTGGTAGCCGCCAGTTCTTCGCAGACTTTCCTGTCCATGATAGTGAACCCGAGGCCAAGGCCAAGAACCTCTATAAGGCCGTAATCGCCAATACGCGGCTGTCCGGCAAAGTCGAGGTAATAGGTGGGATTATCGACGCCCCTTGCCGGATAAGCAGCAGAGACAACATCGACCTTGGTGGAAAGGGCAACCATTTTCATGAAGTCCTGAATTGACCAGACCATATCCGAATCAATCCAGAAAAGCTTTTGCGCCTTTGAGCGGAGGAAGTCATCGAAGACGGCATCCCTTGCAGCAGTGACAACACCTGAAACTTCCATTGCGAAGTCCAGATGCATACCGTGCCTGCCACAGATGTATGTCGTCTCGATGATGCTCCTGACAGTGCGATGATTGACAGCCTTGTAAGCAGGCATACCAATCATCACACTGACGTCTTTTATGGAAATGTCTTCCTGTTCAGTCATTAGACAGAAGCAGAGAGAGACGTTGCAAGAGCGCCGGAGCCTACGAGGAATGCACTGACGAGCCACTTTCCTGAAGCGTAGTCGGTGAACTCAAGATAGGAACCGACAATGCCGCCTGTCGTGGTGCCGTTCATGGTGATTGTATCGTCTGTCCCACCGGCAGCTTCATGCAAACCTGCACCAGCCGTGGTCGTTGCGGTAGAAACCCAACCAACCATCGTATCGGATGCGCTTGCAACCTTGATGGTGGACGAAGCGCCTACAGTGGTGCCAATGAGAATACGGTAAACATTTTCTGTCCCCGTAGCAGCGGGAAGAGTGACCGCTACGCCAGCAGCAGGATTAAGCACGACAAGAGCGCCGCCATGGGTGGCGGGATCGAGCGTCAGTGAAGCTGCGGTGGAGGTGACCATCGGCTGCGCCACAAAGGACGTGCCGGATTTGAAGCCATAGGTCGAAGTGACCGGCCCCGAAAACGTGGTGGAAGCCATATCATGTACCTTTCACATGAAGGATTTTCCCGACCGTCGCATGTGCGTCTGCCTGACCAGTCTGTCGGGATGATTAATTCAGGATGAAGAGAAAAGGGGGGCTTTCGCCCCCCTTCTTATCAGGCTCCGGGTGAGCCGTAGATGCCGAGCGGATCGGACCATCCGAACGAATAACGTTCGCGGGCCTTGTACCGAGCATTGCCGGTATCGAAGTCAACATCCATGCCCGTCTTGAGAGGGGCGCGGGTGAAGTGCTTCAGGCCGTTGGGTACGTCAGTCGTCAGGAACCAAGCGTCAGCGTCAGTCAGGTGATGCATGATACCGTAGCCACCGGGGACAGCCCCGTTATTCTTGACTGCGTTAATATCATTATCAGCCGTTCCGACACGTTGCTGTGTTTCCAGCAAACGAGTTGCGGTGAACTGGAGTGCCGGAGGAATGATAAGCTTCATCGGGCGAGCCGCGATGAGAAGCCCACGTTCATCCGTCCACGCAGCGATTTCAATCACTGCATTTTCCAGAGCCGTCTCGTTCAGGTCAGTAGCCGTGGTCGGTTCGTTTGCATTCGTTCCGCCCGAAACCAGCGGGTGATTGGTGGCAATAAGTTCCTTGCCGTCACCACCGGGATAGTTCGAATCGAATGCGTTGTTGAGGATCGCCGCAGCTTTCACCTGCTTGGTGTAGGCCATACCGCGAGCCAGTGCCTTGGTATAACGAGCAGAAAGAGAATCGTAGAGGTTGTCCTCCACGGCTTCTTCCGTGATCGCAAAGCCCATTGCAATGGTTTCGTGGGTGTAGCGAGCGGTCCATGCTTCCTGCGCAGTGTCATACGCAATCGCAGCCCCCTCACGCTTGACGGGTGCAGCACCGAAGCCGGAAAGTTTCTGTTCCTCTTCAAAGGAACGGTCAGAACTCTCCACGTCAAACACCATGAGGTGTTCATCCGCATACTTCTTGTACTCCAGACCGAACAGCTTGTTGAGGCCGGGAAGCAGTTCCTTGAAGAGTTGAGCGCGTGAAATAGCCATGTGTTCAACTCCTCATCAAATGCCAGCTATGGCACGATTGAAGTGCGTGTTAAGGCGCACAATCATGTCAGTATAGCTGTCTCCGAGCGCACTGAATCCTTCTTTGTCAACGTAATCAACAATGCGCAGAGGCAGGGTGTTGGTCGTGTTGACAGAGGCAGAAGCCAGAGACACAGCGGAGTTTCCGGTTATTGTGGAGCCAGAACCTTGCACCACAGCAGCGTTTGCACCCAAGGCAGTCTGGTCGAGAGACCCGTCTGCTTGGATTTCAAACAGCATGTCAGGGTCATCGCATACGTATGCCCAAGCTGTCGTACCGGTTTTGACGGCGGTAGATGCAGTCCAGAACTGCTTGTGCGTCAGGCCATAGTCGGCCAGTTCGTACTCGCAGCCCATGAATACACCTATAGGCGTTCCGGTGTTCGTCGTGGTAACTTTCTCGATAGTGCCGCCAGCAACCATCTGGACCAGATCGCCATTGAAGATGCTGGTGCCATAGGCAGCAGTGATCTTGTAAAGGCGAATCGATCCGCTGTTAGGCTGACCGCCGAGAACGTTAATGGGACGAAGGCCGTAGGGAGAGGCGGTTGATGCCATCTTTATCTCCGTTAGGTTTCTTCGTTACGTTTTCCAAGTTCAGTGCGTGTGCGCCGTTCCGGTTTCAGAAGGGGCATACGAGGATCGTTGGTGCGGAGATATGCGTTATCTACCGATTCTATTTGTCTTTCAGACAGTTCCTTGTAGTAGCGATTACGCTCCTTGACTGTCTCATTGGAGATTTTGCAGAGAAGAAGACCTCCAACTTCCACGCCATCCGGCCACTTCGAATCCTTGTCGGTTTCGATTTCCAGTTCCGGGTGGTCTTTTGCGCGGACAGGAACCCATCCTTCACGAAAGCGGGCTGAAGCATTCTTCGTGTCGCCTTCGCCAAAGGAGGAAACTCTAATCCAGCGAAACTGATAGCCTTCCTGCGGAAGCGGAGTCGGAAGGTGGGAAGGAGGACGCCATTGCTTGCGTGTTTCCTTCTCCCTCGTCTCCAGATTACGAGGAATGCGTGAACTCTGATCTGTTACCATTTGTCTGCTCCAAGATAAGTTGTTCTGCGTATTGCTGCGGGGTCAGTCCCAACCGTTTGGCGATTCGAACCTGACTCTCTGTCAGCCTCACCTTCCTGCCGGGGGTACGCTGGCTGCTCCGGTTTGCCGGAGCGACAACCGTATCTTGTCTGCGCGAAGCTTCTCTCTTGAAGCGTTCGGGGAAACGGGAGCGGACTTCCTTGTCGATGGCCTTGTAGTAATCCGGCGTATCAACTTCGACGCCGTTATCCACAAGCTGACGATGTACACCAAGCGCAAAGGCCTGCATTGTTACATCGTTATCGAACCAAGGATTGCGCTTGCGCCATTCGAGCGCCTGCTCTGATGGCCCAACTCTTTGATTCTGTTGATCTTTCTGCTCCTGTTGAGGAGCGTACCTGTTAAAGTATTCAGGGTCGGATCGCGGGAGTGTCTGCGGCTGGTGACCTGTCAGGCGCTCCATCTGGGCTACGGCGCGGGAGATTTCCTCCTGCGCGGCAATTATGCCATCTGTGTCACCGGCCTCTGTGGCTTCACGGTAACGGGCCTTTGCCGCTGAAAGCTGTCCTTCGAGGCGACCCTTGTGTTCATCGAGAAGAACTTTCTCCCCGCCCTCGACCAACTCCTTCAACCGATTGTTCTCGTCAAGAATGCGCTTGCCGAAATCTATGGCTTCATTGAACTGGCGTTCGCGTTCTTCACGCGCCCTGCGTTCAGCGTGCATCCTTGCAGTAAGCTTTGAGATGCGATCCTGAACGTTCTTGGAATATTCCTTGACCTCATCTTCATCCGGTATATCCGGCTCGCCGTCCCGCTCGTCGTCTGCTACCCACTTGTTCTTGTCTTCTTCAGGGGTATCATCGACAATTTCGACTTCAAAGCCGTCTTTCTCTTTAGCGGCCTTCTTGTCCTCTACGAACAATTCCTTGTCGTTAAAGGGGGCACGGTCTTCTTCGTGATCGTCCTTGAAGGGATCGAACTGATCTTCATCCCCTTCCTCGATAAAATCGTTGTCGATCAGGGAGTTATTCTTCGGCATCAGTAGGCCCTCATGATTTTGCGCGGATCGGCAACAACGGCTTCAACACTGTCATCATCGATCAGTCTGTATTCCTGTTCCCCTACTTTTATTCGGGTGCCGGAATAGGATCGGAAGACAACGTAGTCTCCCTTCTTGCACCAAGCCCCTGACGGGAACTTGTTTTCAGATACGTATGCTTCCGGTCCAAGCTGAATGACATAGCCAACAACAGTTGCCGTTTGCTCTGCGTCTTTCAGTTTGTCTGGAAGAAAAACACCGCCCTTGGATGTTTCCTGAACCTTCGGGATTGCTACAAGAATCTTGTAACCCTTTGGTTTTGGTAGATGATTTGCGTTCTCGTCATCAATGGCGAGTTCCGAATACATGCGTGTTCTCCACGGATTGCACAACAAAAAACCCCCCAAGCGACTGTCAATAACGCTTGGGAGGTTTTCTCGTCAGTGGGTGATCGTAGTACCCTATTGGGTATTTATAAACTACGTATAGTCTTGACGGCTGTCAATCCCCTTCGAAATCTTCTTCCATTTCATAATCTTGGGCGATAAGAGATATGTCTTTCAACAGCTTAATCTCTGCCGCAAGTACCTTGTACTGCGTGTAATCAGTACATTTTCCTTCTTCCAGCATAGCCCTGCGGACGCGGGCTTCCTCTGAAAGCTTGGCAAGTAATCTATCCAGCATTGTTCACAGGCTTCTTCAGTTGCGCTTCTCTCAAGGAAGCTAACCTATCCCGCTCGCGCTGGAAAGCCTCATGCCACATCTCTTTGTCTTTCTGCTGGTAATTGGCAATGGAATCAGTGACTTCCTTGCCAAGCTTGACGCCTGACTGCCGTTCCTCTGCGGAAAGCTTGGCCCCGAATGTGACGAGGTTCGCTCCAACCTTGGCACCTTCGACGGCCTCGCGTCCCTGCATCTCGCGGAGTTGTAGCTGTTCCTTGTCTGCGGTCTTCGCAATATCGACCTGAATCTTCGTCTGATCCGTTTCGATCTTGTGCTGAAGTTCACGGTTCTTGAGATTGAGTTCGCCAAGCTTGATGAGGTAATCAGGGTTCTTCCACATCTCATCGTTAAGGCTGGCCTGTGCTTCGCCATCATGCCTGTCACGCAGCTTGACGGCAGCTTGTGCCACCATGCGAGACAGGGCTGCTTCCACTTCCGGTGGGAGTTCCTTGTCCGGTGGAGGAAGAGGACGGCCAATCAACTGTTCTATTTCCGATCTGTACTGGAAGGCAAGATGCTGCGCGATATGTGCTTCCATGGCACCCTGAAGGACATTGGCGTTCGGTGACTGGCCGACAAGTTCCTGTGTCTTGGGATCGGTGAACCACGACAGGTGAGCCTGAATGTGGGCCGTATGATCCTGCTCCATGTACACCTTGATTGGCTGCTGTGTCAGGATGTGCATGTTTTCCGATACGGGGTCGAGGCGTGGCGGAGGCTGGTCAACCGGCAGGAACTTCTCGTCGTTCTTGATACCGATGGCTTGGAGTGCCGCACGGTGGAGTTCCTTCATGTTGTACAGTTCAGGATTCATCTGCGCCAATTGCTGGACAGCCTGCATCTGCACAATCTTCTGAGCCTGTGTCGCTGCGTTCGGGTCAGATACTGGCAGCACATCGACGCGGGCATCGAAATCCTTCTTCCGGTCAAAATGGCCGGTGTCATCCCACTCATAATGAGGTCCCATATAATCAGTGATGACTTCCGCAATCATCTTCAGTTCCCTGCGGAGGGACGCATGAAGACGGGCGTGGACAGCCGTCATGACTTTCAGGTTGCGCTCAAGAAGAGCCATGGTCGTGCCGACAGGAGCATTCTGGGACGTCGAATCAATCTTCACATCAGCGATTGAGCCGATCCTGCGGCCCTCATCGACAAGCATCTGGAGGAGAGTGACCAGAGTTGCGCTTGGTTCCTGATATGGCAGAGGATAAAGGTTGTCCCTGATTGCCCCTGCCGGAACATCGACATCTCGCCATTCTCCCGGCTGGATAGGTACATCGTCTCCCTTGGCAGTGCGAAGACCTCTTGTCTTCAAGCCGCCCGGAAGATTGGAGAGTGTACCTGCATCGAGAAGCTGGCGGAGGATCGATGTGGAAGCCTTGGCGATTGATCCGAGGAGATGAATCAATCCGGTGCCGTAGAAGCCAAGCCCCGGCATGTATTGGTAATGAACGAAGTAGGTTTCCTTGTTCCGGTTCTGGTTGTCTTCAGGTTTCCAGTTCCGGTAGATGGACAGGACTTCCTGTGAATCCTTGTCGATAGTGATGATGTAGGGATCGGCTATATCGTTCGGGTCTGAAAAAGGTTCGGGGAGATTGTAATGGACGTGGAACTCAAGAAGGGTGTGCCTCTCGTCCTTGGAGAGCGGAGGCTCCATGCCCATCAGTTCGTCTTCCCGCTCCTTGCCTTCGGACGTCTGCGGGGTCGTGGCCTGAAGATTTACCTTGCGATAAAGACCGGCACGCATCATCTTCCTGACTTCGTTCGGGGAACGCTTCATGACATGCGTATAGCGTTCAGCCGAATCTATATCGGAAGCATAGTAATCGATGACGAAATCTTCTGCCGTTACCATGTGGGCACAGGGACGGTCCTTCATCGGGTCATAGTAGACCTTCTTGAAGACGGAACCCGCCAGAGGAAGACGGAACAGAAGCTGCTCCATTTCAGAGCGGTATTCGCTCATCTTCTCGGTCAACTGGTAATTCAGTTCTTCCTTGATGCGTTGGGCTTGCTGCATCTTTTCAGGGGTCTCATCGCCAACCACCTTGGTCATCACAGGACCAGCGGCGGGGAATATCTCCATGATGGCGTTTGACTGGAAGCGAACGACCGCCTCCGAAAGGACGGGATGGAATACACCGCTTGCGCCCTTGAACGGCTTCTCCCTGTCTTCCATGGAAAAGCCAAGGTAATCGAGGCCCTTGATGTAGGTCTCTATCCATTCTTCCCGGCTTGAAAGGTCCGACAAGTATAGTTCAAGTAGTTCTGAAGCTATTTCGGATAGATCGCCATCTTCAAGATACGTCGCAAGATTATCACGATGGGATGGATTTGGCTCGATGCCTTCCGGCTGCGGGTCAAAGCTGGAGCCTTCACTGTCTGGCACTACCTCTATATCGAGCGGTTCACTTGGCTGCTGAAAGGGGACAATGTTTGGATTAAGCGCCATGGTTAATAATACTCATATGACGAGTACCTTCTCTCTTCATCGTCATCTTCATCGTAGTCATGCTCCGTCCTTACCCATCCTCCCTGACGAAAACGGGTGAGTGCCATGGTTACAGTGTCAACATAGTCATCATGCTCGCCTGCGGGGAACGCAGCACATTCCTCGATGACTTCCTGATGTGCCGCCCTGACCTTGCGGGCATACACCATCTTGGATGCGAATATGTCGGTGACAGCATTCACGCGGGCGATCTTGTCGTTATCCCCGCGCTTGGTCCCGCGTCCTACCACCACGTCCTGTACAGGTATGCCCATCTTCCTCAACTCGAATATGAGGGGATGGCCTGCCGCCCTTGCCTCGATCAGGCATATGTCAGGTTCGTAATCTTGGTAGAGTTCGAGAACATTTCTCTTCAGTTCAGGAAATTCCCATTTCCCCCTGACAGCATCGATCAGCATTGCACAGTTCTGGTCTGTCTCCTCATTGAAGAAGATGCCCCATATCGTGCAGGCAGAGTAGTCAGAGCGTGTCGATGCAGTGAAGGCCGTGTCCCAAGACATGATGACGGCTTCGAAGGGAGGAAGCTTTGCATCCCAATCCTGCCAGTATTCACGCTTGATAAGAGCGCCTTCTTCGGAAACGGGGTTCTGCTGGTACTGTGCATTCCACCGTGCCACAGGAATAGAGGCGCGGGTCTTTCTCAACTCCTCTATCTTCCAATACTCCGGCCAAATTGGCCGCTCGGGCTTGTCGTCCTCCGGTGGAAGGATGGCTGGCAGTTCCACAATCTCCCATTGGTCAGAGTCCGGTTCGTTCATCTGCTTCTTGATAAGCTGTCCTGTCAGATCAAGAAGGCTCCATCGGGTCATGACCACGACCACAGCCGCCCCCGGCTGAAGGCGCTGGCGAGGTCCTGTCTCGTACCACTCCATGACCTTGTGATAAATGTCGGGGTTTGATTCCCCCAATATGCCTTCCTGCTCCGATACCGGATCATCGATCACGAAAAGATCGGCACCCTTACCGGCAACAGCACCGCCAACACCAATAGCGAAGTATTCCCCACCCAAGTTCGTTGACCACCTGCCAGCAGCCTTTGAATCCTGCGACAGGTTAACTTCTGGGAATATGGTATTGAAATCCTTGGAGTTTATGATGTTACGCACACGACGACCGAAACCGACAGCCAGTTCGGAAGTGTGGGATGCCTCGATGATCTTTTTCTTGGGATACCTTCCAAGGAAATACGCCGGAAGAAACACCGAGGCAAACTCTGATTTTGTGTGGCGTGGAGGCATATTGATAATGACACGCTTCTTGCGCCCCTCGATCACGTCATCGAACAGCTTGGCGATGATCTTGTGATGCGACCCCTCCACGAAATCGGGCCACATGTACTTGATGAAGGGGAGAAATCCGGTTCGCGCACTTTCGAGAGTGTTGGCTTTTTCCAACTCTGTAAGGAGGCCAAGCAATTCAGCTTGTCGGTCTACAGGTATTTTGTCGATATGTTTTGCGATGTCTTCCAGATTGAAAGAGATTGTCGTGCCTTAAAAAAAAGGCAGGGACCGAAGTCCCTGCCACAACAAGAAAGGAGGATACCTATTAGGCAGTTTTCAATATACGGGTTGTTGACTGTGCAGTCAAGTCACAGTGAAATGCACCACGTATTCTCGAATACTGCTGATCTTCTCCACGCCCTGCTTGCGGTCATTTCTTTACTTGCCGCCATTACCGGGATTAGAAAAGCCACCCTCGTTCCCGTGACCACCGGGGTTGGTGTCGTCACCGCCACCGGAATGGTTTTGGTGCCCTTCGTGGCCATGTCCATGACCGTGGCCGTGGCCTCCACCGCCGCCGCCATTGCCAGACCCGCCATCATCACCAGAGCCAGAACCAGAACCACCGGAACCGCCGCCGCCAGAACCACCAAAGCTTGGGCCGCCACCAGAATCATCTTCGCTCGATCCATTATCAATCCCCGCCCCGTCATGCTCCCAATTGTTGGGGGTTGCCATGGAAGGATCATTGCACAGGAATGTCATATTGAACAGTTTGCAGTGAAGGGCTTCTGCTTTCGCAGGAACCGTCAGAAAGGCGGCAAGTGCCACCGTAGTCAACAAAGTTTTCATTTCTCTCTCCTTGCTATCGCCCCGCCGATTATACACAAGACGGGGGATTCTTCATAGGCGTCGCGTGAAAAGATACGCCCGTCCTTTGTTTCACAGTATTCTCCAGCCTGCATGTCTTCTAAGCATCCTGTATCGATTTTCCACGGCAAACTGTATGGAAAAAGGATTGTTTACCCACTTCTCCAACGGGACACAGAAGATTGAGTGTGGGAAGCCCAAGGTCCACATTAAAGTATTCTCCAACCAGTTTGTTCCGTTAGCAACCTTCTTCTGTTCTCCACTGCAAACTGTATAGATACAAAGTTGCCCCACCACTCATCTAAAGGGACAGCGAAACTTACTTTCGGGAAATAGTAAGTCCACATTAAAGTCTCCTCCATCCTGTGTGGAACATGGTGGTGGCATAAGCAACTATGTACTTCGTCTCTACACGTTCATGGATATTCATTGTCGGCACATGAAAGCTGAAGTCCTTGCTTAACTCGATCCGTGGGTATGACTTGCGTGTCTCGGAGTCGTACACCCAAGGCTGGTTTCCTATCAGTATGGCATCATATCTACCCAATGGCCCTGCCACTTTACGCCCTTACAAAGTTTGTTCCCGACATGCTCCAATAGAAAGCCGGGAATGATCCACCTACTTTCTTGAACCCATTCCCGTAACGGGTTGCCATGTAGTACAAGCCTGACCCGTAACGGTCAAAATCACGGAGAATGAACTGTTCTCTCATGAATTGCTCTTTCAAAATTCGGCCCACCAAATCCATTTGTACCGGAGTTTAGTCTCCCAATAATAGAAGCAAGTGAAGCCTTTCCAAGGGATGAAACGATGTCTTCGTTCCAAGCAGTCTATTTTCACAGTACCCATACCCACATCCTTTCATCTACTGCCCACTTGGGAAACTTGCTCCCAAATCTCTTGGATGGCGGCGTTTTCATTGTTTTGTCTGGGATGAAGAATGGGACGCGCTCACCCCATTCCATCTCAACTCTCCTGACTTCGTACTCGATTATAAGAGTACGGCCCATTAAAGCACCAGCGCCCTCTTGATAAGTTCGATGGCCTTGTCGGAAGTGATGGGGCCAAGTTCCTCATCCTTCACCTTCGAACGATCAATGAGCGCCAGTGCATTACCTGACGGCTCCTCACCGCAGATAACAAAGACGAGGGAGCCAATGGCCTTGCCCCTCATCTCGATCCCTCCTGAAAGGACGGCGCAATAAAGGTTCTCACCCTTTACAGCGAGGTTCATGACCGCATCGATAGCTGCATCATAGAACGGGTTCTTGTATTCAGTCTTTTCTTCAGTCTTGGTCATTGACCCTTCCTTTCTGGTTTCTTCGTTTTTGCAGACAAATTGTCGCCCCAATACTACCCCGCCGCTGGCCGGTGTCAAGGGCTTCCGGGCCTCGTGAAACCCTCTATCATGTCGCCGGGATAATAAATTCCGTACTTGTTTCTCCCGTTGAACGGGACGCAGAAATCAGCCCAAGAAAATACGAGCGTGTATTCCGGGTCATAATGATTGCGTGACTCTGGATGATAGAACCTTGCACTGACCGTGCTGAATATTTCCATGCCAAGGGCTTCTACGTATCGTTCAGCCACAGCCCACCTCCTTCGGGTCTTCCCCCTTGAAAATATAAAATCTCATCGTGTGACAGACGAAAACGGGACGTCTCTCGTTCTTTCTGAACGTGGAAATGATTGTCGTGTAGTAGTTCCTGTTCTTCACAGGAACTTCATATCGTCCTGTCGGCAGTGTCATCTTATTTCCTTCGGGTCTGCTCTGACCTCGTTCTTTTCTATTGCGTAGAACTTCCACCCGGAACTGAAGAAAGAGGGAACCGTTCTGCCGAAGTCGGGTATGTATTTTGTGATAAATTCCGAATAGAAGCCGGTGTGGTAGTCGTAGTTGTGGACCCGTATGACTTTCGATTTCTGGATCATAAGTGCCTCCACCCCTTGCGTGTTTCGAGAGGGACG